CTTTTTATAAAATTGATCATTTTGTTAAGAAATATATATTTAGGAAAACCATTTAAAATAATTATCTTTGTTAGATATATAGAAAAGAATGCAATCCCCGACTATCAATGACCCCCGCCTCGCGTCCCTTTACAAAGCCCCGAAAGAGAACATCCTTAATGGCATCACGCTATATGAGACTGTAGATTTACAAACCCTCGAAAAACTAATCAACTCCGACTTATTGAAACAAACGTTTAATAACAAAATTTGTAAAGTGTGGCACGACACAGAGAAACAGCAACTTGAGAAATACCGTGATAAGATGACAGCAGGAAAAATTAAAATTCAATATAATAAATCCCGCAATATGACCTATGGTAGAAGCAACCCAGAGAATGGCGTGGGACTTTATAATATCCGCCGTGAGATACGTCATACATTGGCTTCTGAAAATTACGTAGACATCGACATCGATAATGCGCACCCAAGTTTACTATTACAAAAACTTAATAATGCGGGTATTAATGCGCCGTGTCTTACAGATTATGTGAATAATCGTCAAGAATGGCTTGATATGATTGTTAAACATTACAAAATTAATACTTTGGAAAAAGTCAAAGCAGAACCGCACCTAATTAAGGATATTCCAAAAGATATTTTCATCAGAATATTATTCGGAGGCGGTTTTAAAGCGTGGTGTGATAAATGGGAACTTAGTGCAGCAATTCCAAATAAAAAAATTGTAGAATTCATAATAGAAGTAGAAAAAATTAATGAATGGATTGTAATGGCGAATCCGGAATTATTAGAAATCGCAAAAAAGAATAAACCAGATAGTCATAATATTAACGGAACAGCGTGTTCATACTATCTACAAGAATGTGAGATCCAAGTCTTAGAAGTCATTTATAAATATTGTGTACGAAACAAATATATTCGTGATGATAATGCGGTCTTATGTGCGGATGGTTTGATGATTGAGAAAAAGTATTATGAACCAGAACTTATTGCTGAATTACAAGAAGAGATCCGTAATAATACAGAATTCAATTTGAAATTATCAAAAAAAGAAATGAATCTTGGCTATAATGAAATTCTTGATAAGCATTTGAAATTTTCATACCAATATGGACAATATTCAACCGCAGAAACCGCATATATATTTTCAGTGTTGTATATGAATAAATTTGTATATGTTGGAGGAAATTTATATGAATATACAGGAGTGTATTGGAAAAAAGAACAAGACAATCGTAATACGGCAATTAATGATTTATTACAAGGCGAATTTATAAAATATATAACAAAAGTAGTATCTCGTATGATTGCTGAAACAACCGAAGAGGCGAAGGCAGATTCTGAATTTGAAAAAAAAATGAAACGCGTTAATGGAATAATGACTGATGTAATAAAAAACATTAATGCAAATGGAAATCGAAAAGCACTTATTGATGATATAATATATGCTATAACTCGAAATCATATAGAAATGGATTCGCATCCTAATTTGGTAGCGTTTAATAATGGAATCTATGACTTAGATAAAGCAGCTTGGATTAAACCAAAATACGATCAATATATTAGTATGAGCACAGGTTGGAATTGGAATTTTGCGGGATCAAATCATCAATGTTTGGAAAATCTACTCAATAAAATTTTCCCCAATCCGAAGATTAAAGACCATTATTTAATGATTTTATCAACGGGATTATGGGGTGTATCAACTGAAAAAATTATCAACGCAAAAGGAGAAGGAGGTAATGGAAAAGGTCTTTTAAATGAATTGATGATGAGTGCGGTAGGCGACTATGGTTATACAGCCCCATCAACGATATTTATATCGGAAATTAAAGAAGGTGCGAATCCGGCAATTGCGAATTTACATAAGAAGCGGTTTGTAGTAGGCACTGAGCCCGATGAAAACAAGAAAATCAACACATCCGCAATCAAGACAATCACAGGAGGCGCAACCGTAAATTGCCGTGGATTGTATAGTAATAACTGTGATACTCAACTTGCGCTGACGCTTATTATGGAATGTAATACCCAACCAAAATTTGATGCCGTAAATGACGCAATATCTCGACGCTTATGTGTGATTCCATTTGTATCAAGTTTCAAGGGAACACAATCATATGAAGATGAAACATTTGGAATGAGTGCTGATGAAATCAAAGCATCAAATATTTATGTAGCAAACACATATTTTAAAACAAAAGAATTTCAAATAGATAATCGTCAAACACTTATTGAGATGTGTTTTAAAAGATTTGAGCAATTTCGAAAAGATGGATATGAATTTATTAATGTACCGGATGAATGTAGAGAAGCATCAAGAGCTTATATGGCGATGAGTGATGATTTATCGAATTGGTTTGCTGATAATTTTGATGAGAATAAAGAAGGTGTAGTTATGGTGAAAGATATTTATGCAAAATTTGTAATGAGTGAATATTATTTGAATTTATCAAAACAAGAAAAACGTGATAATAGTATTGGAAAATTTAAAGAAAAATTACAAAAAAATTTATTTATACGTAAATATTTTAAAGAAGCACAGACCTATCATAATAAAATACGATATAAATCACCATATATAGTAGGATTTTGTGAAAAAGGAATGAAAACAAAAGAAGATGATGAATTCATTGAGGAAGAGAAAATCAATGAAATGAACTAAAATTAATTTTATAAATAAGATATAAAATTAAAGACAGGATTCAATAGTGCACGTAACAGCGGCAGCGGCAGCGGCTTTCTTAGCTCGACTTTTCTTCACATATTCATTATTTTTTTCTTTATATTCGGGATGTGATGCTTTCCAATTCTTCACGTATTCAATATATTTTTCACGGTTATTTTCTCTCCATTTTTTGATGGCTCGTTTTTGGCTTTCAGAAATCATTTAAGTTTATATATAGTGTAGAGATATTTTTATATGGTTTAATATCTTTATTTCTTTCATCGATTGTATAATCAATTTTATTACTTTTTTTTACATTACAATTACTACATAAGAATTGATAATCGGCTAAACTATCGTGGAATTTAATCCAATCTTTCTCATATTCTTGAGAGGCGTCATCAAATTTCCAACGCACATCTATACAGTGAATAAAACTTGGTGGTGGTAATTTTGTTTGTTTAATAAAGCGATTTTTAATTTCTGCGAATGGAATTGTTTTGTGATCTACTTCAAGAGGTTTTTTCCCAAAATCATCAATATTAATAATATTACATAAGGCACAAGTAGAATTAGATTTATTTTCATTTCTCCATTTATCTCTTGATGGTTTAATTGCTTGACGCATAGCAATCGCAAGGTCGTCAAAATGATAATCGAGACATACTTTATAACTGAATATATCAGTTGTATCATCGGCTCGTAATATTTGTAGACTATAACCATATCCAAATGCGTTTTTAATCTTTTTGAAACTAACAATGCCGTCGCCCTGTTTCTCATCAAGATTAGGATGATAAGCAATAAGATCAAGTAAAAACTTTCCATTTTCACTTTCAAGATCTATATCCTGATCATAAGGAATATTGTTGTTAATATAATTTTTTGCATATAGCAAAGCAGGGCTTTTTTTCTGAAAAACTTTTCCATTCAATTCATACATTTTGCTAAATAAGATATATATGATAGCAATATATTCCTTTAAGTCGTTTGACGAAAAAAACATTTATACAATTAATTAAGTTTATAAAAGAATTTAAAGACATAAAATCACACACACAGTTTATACATCATCATCACGTTTCCATCCGTCTGTCCGCATCTCATCGGTAGTATCGTCTGCGCAATCAGAGCACATTGTTAAATCCTCTTCGCCGTCTTTTTCAAAGCAAAAGATATGGACATCTTCAGTCAAAGCACAATCGCAGGTAGAGCAGTAAGTCATATCCTCATCCTCTTCCTCGACATCGCTATGTTCACCACATTCCTCACAGAGTTTATTATCCCAAAGTCCCCTTATTTTTCTTCCTTTTGTTGATATTCCACACTCTCCACATACACACTTTTCCTCTTCCTCCTCTTTTTTCTCTTCCTCTAATACCCATTCACCGCAGTCGGCACAAAACATTAAGTTTCTATCCGGTCTGCTCCAATAATATCCATCAACTAATTCTTCATTACAATCATTACAAATTCCAATACTTTTTTCATCTTTCTCTTTATCTTTATCATAGCATTCATCACACTGATAAACAGATGGGTCGTTATATTTTTGCATCAAATTATTTGGGTCGAGGTCATAACCACAAGTGTCGCATCCGTGTATCCATTCCTCTTCTTCCTCATCGACAAACATATGATCTTTATAATCATTCACGTCGAATTCGTCATCTTCATCAATGCCGACAGAAGTTCCAAATTTCCACACAGCAATTATTTTCTCATCATCACTTTTATTATCTGTACAATCAATGCACAAATAATAATTCTCATCATCAGTTTCAATCTCAATCGTAAGATCAGATTCAGATAAAACACAATCACAGTTATTACAGGTATTCATTTTCGTTAGTCAAGTTATTCAAGTTATTATTTTAATGCTTTTCCAAGATTAAAAATAGAGGTGTTCAATTTTATGGAAAACTTTGATGACTTATTTTATAATGCCCCGAAATTTACACGCACAAATAAATCCTGAAATACACGCTCAAATACACGCACAAAAAGAAGGCAATGAAGAATATGAAGAATATTTGAGAATGAAGCGCAGAATATGGTATATAGATAATTGTAAGAATGGTGATTCAACATATTGTAAAGTAGGACGAAAGAATAAAGTGAAAACGCCGAAATACAAGATGTCGCTGATAGAAAAGAAGCGAAAGCTGATTGAAAGAAATTTAGCGAAAATCCAAGCAAGAGCAGATGCTTTTAAAATATCATTACAATGTATAGATGGAGAAAACGGAAGAAGAAAAGAAGAAGGCGGAAATCATAGCGGAGAAGAAGCGCGAAGCGCGATATTGGAATAAGCAAATACAATTGTCGGCAACAGGACAATGGACTTGGGGTGATAAATTGGATCTGTCGGGGGCAACCGATATTCCCGCTAATAAATTGAAGAATGTATTACGTGCAAAAACATTATCCTAAATATAATAATCGTTGATTCTTATATTTTTGTGTGTGTGCGACTTCTTTTGTTTGAGGGAGGGCTCTTTTTGTATTTTGTTTTTTTTATGTCGCACACATATTATGCCTCGACTTTAATTTCTGGAGATTCTACGAGTTTTGCCTTTTTTGCTAAACGATATTGTTTACTATATTCTTTCATATATTCTTTGTATTCTGGAGTTTGCTTGCGATGTCGATCATATTGTTTATGTTTTTCAGTTTGATTGTATTGTTTATTATATTCTTTTCTATATTCTTTGTATTCTGGAGTTTGTTGGCGCTGTTGATTGAATTCAATACGTTCATCTTCTGTTATATAAGCACGTATCGAATTCATTTGAGCATTATACTCAATTCGCACTTCTTCCTCGGCAATACGTGCTTGTATTTTTGATTCAACCTCTATTTCTTTAACCGGAACCATTGTGCAGCAATCCCATCCACCATTTTCTCGAATTGTTTTATATACTAAAAACTCATTACCATTAATACATTTACTTTTATGTTGCGCCTTTCTAATAGTAAAATTCTGAGTAGAACCAATGTAAATATAATCCTTGATTTGTATTTTGTAAATGATGTATTTCATATTATAATATATCATTATGTATCATTTTATATCCTTTTTTCAATTTTATTCTTTATTATGTATCTTTATGTAAATTGGGGCTTGGGTAATAGAGCTACCCATATCAGACATTTCTTTACTCATCTGCTCGGTCTCACGCATCAGATCGGAATACTTAGAGGTGAGATATAGATGCCTCAGACTGTTCACCGATTTGGCGCCTCCGAAGATAGCATTTAGACGTTGATTAAGAGTTACATTAGAAAGTTTTTCCAAATTAGAATTGAATAATAAGTTATCAACTTCACTTGGGATAAGAGCAATCCATTTTTTTAAAATTTTCATAAGGGATGGGGGGATGTCCAACACTTGTTGCCCCTTAAGTTCCTTCCCCATTTTGGTAGCGGTCTTGTAGCGGTTGAACACAAATCTGTTTTTTTTAAAATCGATGAAGTTATCTTTTGTGGGATCATAATTTTGATAGAGCATATCACAATAGTCAAGAGCACGGCGGGGAACAATGTGGCCATAGTATAAACTAAGGATTATATAATTCTGAACATCCATTAAATCTGCAACCCGATGACTTTGCTTGCGCATAATGGCCTCGGCATTGGATTTTAGTTTCTTTTGAATATTCTCAATTTCTTCTTTTGAAATAGAGGAATTCTCAAGTTTGGTAGTTAGTTCGGATTTTGATTGTTCTTGTTGATATTGACGGATATTTTCAAGCATCATCTTCTTGTAATCTTCCAATGGTGCGACAGCGACCAAAGCAGCAAGATAAGTTTTGCGGACATTAAAAGGTTTTTCCTCTAAGAATTTGAGAATGTCTTTTGAATTTTCTCTAAATAGTTTCACATCGGGTTTATCTGTGTTTTTGAAAACGGCTTTGTAAATAGTTCTAAGGAGAGAGTTGTAGGTCTTGAGTGACCCGGCACTGATGTCTGGTTTAGCTTTAGTAATCTCGTCTGTAAAATTCATTTTATATAGAATATAAACATATATTTATTTAGTTAAATCCTTAATAAATATCTACCTCTATTATATATAATGGAAATCCAACTCTCAAAACGAAAAGGGAAACGGTTAGTAGCTATATTCAAAAATGGAAAGAAGGTGCATTTTGGATCGGAAGGTAGTGAGACATACGTCGATCATAAGGATAAGGAAAAGCGTGCGGCATATCTCGCACGTCACGGTGCAAGCGGAAGTCAACGATGGAATGACCCCTACACCCCGGGGGCATTATCACGCTGGATTTTATGGGGAGATTTTGGGTCGATGGAAGGTAACATCGCAGCATTCAGGCGACGGTTTAATTTGTGAGCATACATAGAGCGGAGCGGGCGCAGCCCGCGAATATAACCAAATCCTCAGGCAGAAACCGCATAATTTAAGCGTATTCTTTAATTAAACGGCCAAAAAGTTAGTTTATAACTTATATAAAATATTTTATATAAGTTCCGGATGTATTTAAATGCCCAAAAACTTAGTTAAACGGTTAAATTATGGTTAATCGCACTGAGAATTGATGTTTATGTGCCCGCTGCGCCCGCCCCGCACCACGTATGCTGTGCCCTCTCACAATATCATTGAAATCCAAAACACCGCATTAGCAAACTTCGCAAATCCATACTTTGCTAATAGTATCCGCAGCACGTATGCTGCGTCCAATGATAAAGCCGCATTCACAATTAATACCATAGAGCGCGACGCCTTTATTGATTTTAAAAACTTATTGACTAAATAGTCCTGAATATACGAAACGCACTTTTCTTTTATCATTTCAATCAATCAGAGCACTTTGCGTTTCAACCAATCAACAACTCCATATACACACATCTTCCAAGCAGCGTGTTTAATGATGTGCCCATTGTCGTGCAAAAACTCCACGTTTTTTTGTAGCGTCTCGCAATCTTGCGGAGTCAAATTTCCATACAACGATTTATATATTTGGATCAATAAAAGCTTCTTATCTATTTTCAACTTCTCAGACTTAGCACTGTTATTGATACCACAGTTCTCAATCATATTACAAACAAGCGACACCAATTCCATATTGTGCTTGTTCTCACGAATCTCGTGAGGCAAATTAGTTAATGTTTCCAAAATGCGACTATGGACCTTTGCTATTTTCGCATCCTTCCATAATCCATTTTGCGGCTTAATAAAGGAAAACGACGACATTATAAATATTACAAAGATTTTAATTCTATCCGATTCTTGTCCAACTAACATTTGTTCTTAACTCTGTATTTGTTCCAGACGAAATCTGAGACCGTGCATTTACATAGATTGTTGTTGCTGCTGTAACACTAACCACGCCAGTGATTGTTCCTATTTGTCTTATTCCTGCTGCTCCAGCACCATCATTAATTTCCTCGTAGTATGATAATCCATACGCAGCCGGTGTAGCGCCTCCTGATGTAGTAGATAAAATCAACTCTTTTGCCTCAACTGTATTGCCTGAGTTTGTTCCCCATTCGTATCCACATATAATCAACCAAACACCTTTTGAAGGCAAACTAAAATTACTTCTTGCTGTAAGAGTATTATTCATAGGATCTGTAAATGTTGTTTGACTATTAGTATATCCAAGCTGTGATGTGCTCGACATTGGTTGCGTATAACTGTTTTGCTGTATCCTAAAATCGTGGTTCATTGTTGATAAGGCACTGAATGTAGTAGCACCACTTATAGCTATAGAGCCGCCAAATCCTATAACAATTCTATCAGTAGAATTAGTTTGAAGATGTAATTCACCAGCACTAGAATTAAGTGTTATAAATCCCAATGATGTTCCAGTTGCGGTTATTGCAATATCTCCACCTGAAACTGCTATGTCGGTGCTATTTGTTCCTGTGATATTTATACCCCCTGTGTTTGCTGAAATGTTAACACTCCCATTATTAGTAGCACTCATTGTAAGGTCTCCATCATATGTAGATATTGTTGCTGTTCTTGTTGTTGGTGTTGAAATAGTAAGATTATCACTACTTCTTATACTAAAATCTGCTCCAGCAGTATTATTCAATAACATATCATACCCCCCACTTGTTGCTGTTGATACTATGATACTATCACTCGCCACACCCGTAAGCGTTGATGTAAGTCTCAATTGTCCACCTGTTGAAACTGTAATATCTTCCCCGATCGCTGTATTTTGTATTACCAACGGTTGATTACAAGTTATACCAAAAGTTGCCGCTGTCGTATTAAGAGCCATAGATGAACTTGAGGTTGTGTTAAATGTAAATGCACTTGCGCCAAGAGTTGTTGCTCCAGTGCTTGTTGTAGTAAGAGTGCTTGGGGTGTCTAACGTGATTGCTCCTGATGCGTTAATATCAAATGATGTACAATTTACTTCTGTTTCCCCAACAGAATTCAATGTTAATGTTGTTCCTGCCCCAATAGTTGTAGATGATGTAGAGGATGTTAGAATACCTGCTTGTAAAGAGTTTAAAATCAAACCTCCTGATTGTATCGTCATTATTCCCGTATTATCATCGACACCATTTCCTTGCTCCTGAATTATTTGCCCATCATATTGAACTGCGCTTGCCGTATCACCTATCATATCAATTCTTACTTTATTATTCGGCGTGTCTCTTACAAGTTGAATTTGCTGACTGAATCCTGTTGATTTTAAAAATGTTGATGTTGGCGTATAAGTCGTTTCTGCTCCTAACGTCAATGTTTTTGTTAATGATCTTGCTGTGCCCAATCCATTTCCAAAATACCAATTATATGTAGCTGCTGGACTATTATTTGAAAAATTATAATTACCCGGTGTTGTGAAAATCCCCTGAAAATCATAATTATTACCTGTATTGTTATCGTAAAAAACAATTTTCTTTTGTGTATCTTGTGTTCGTCCATTATAAATTGTCCCTATTAATGCGCTTTCTAATGCTACCTCTAAATTTGCGTTTGCTAATACACTACTAAAAGTTGATTGTCCGCTTGTGCTTTGGAAACGATCTGTTGTGCTTATTAAATCTGCCGCTGTAATACCATAAGTGAAAGATGCCGCGCTATTTTGATATAGTGCTACCGCCGGGGGTGATGTTGTGCTAATAAAACGTTGCACAAAAATAGGCACACTATATTCATAACTTGGAACTACTCCATAACTTGGCGGCGATATAACATATTGGAATCCCTGACACTTGTTTTGTAAAATATTAATATCTACTCCTTGTGCCGCTATTGTTATATCTTGAGCCGCATTTACTGCTACAGCACCATTTGCCGTAAGTTGTGCCGATATTGCTGTTGCTTGCGCTGTCGTCGCCAATGCTAATGCCGCATAAGCCACCGGTCCATCACCCGCTGCTCCCGCTGGTCCTGTATCTCCTCTTGGGCCTGTCGGCCCCGTTGGCCCTCCTGATGGTCCTGTCGGCCCTGTTGCTCCTGTTGGCCCTCCCGCCGGCCCAGCCGGTCCTGTAGGCCCTGTTGAGCCCGTTGCGCCTGTTAATCCTGTTGCCCCTGTCGGTCCTGCAAGCGCATTAGTCACCTGAACTAATGTTATTATTGCGCTTGGTGTTGCCGGTCTCGTTGGGCTCGTCCCTGCTGGATCGTGATGTAAAAACATATCTATATCTGCCGATGACCACGCCAATTGAATATAATCATTCGCATTCAAATTTATCAGCAAATTTAATGCCGCTATTAATTTATCATTATTACCTTCCAATGAAAAAAGGGAATTACTATCCGGGACATTCACCCCATTTTTTACAAGCCACACATTCGCTTCATCTTTACCTCCATCACTTTTATCAAACTGTAATGAAAACTGTACATTATAAACACCTTCATTCAATACTTTGATTTGCGATGATGTCGCTCCTATTTGTATTTGATTATTACTAGGATCACTATTATTCACTGTTACATAATTTACACTTGTTGTCCCCGCATTTGCTTGGTCTTGATTGCTCCAAAAAGAACCCCAATATCCAACCGTTTCCAACCCATTTATAATACCATCGATTTGCTGTTGAATTGTTTCATCCGTATGAATCCCCTCTAACATATCAAATTGTAAATCACTTATATCCGGGTCGGATTTAGTCAAAACATCTGTATTCACCTCATTCGCATTTACAGTAGCCAAATTCGTCAAATAATTGTATGACGTGTATTCTAAATTATTTACGCTCATTATATTTTATATTCATATATTATAATGAGCAAATTGGACAACATCAATTACAATAAAGTCAATATCAAGACCGACTCTATGGTCAAGATGATTGAACAACTCGCTAAACTCGGCGTCTTCAAAGAGAAGAAGAAACCTCGTCAAAAACGATCCCGTATCGATGTAGAGGAAGTTAAACAACCTTCTGATATGGTCGGTTATACTAAGACTATTTCCCCCGCTTTTCGCGGTCTCGCACCCATTATTCCCGGTATGACTCAGCAACAAATTGATGATATTCAACAAAGAAACGCTGCTGCGATTGCCGCTTTACAGGGCGAAGTCCAACAACAACGCCTACAAGATATAGAGACTCAACAGGGTCAAAGATTTGCCGACATTACACGTCTCGGCGGTGTTATTAATCCTCTTTTGGAAAGATTCAGAGGCGCTCAAGAACCCGGTGCTGGTCAGCGGGCTGATCCATTTGCACCTGCTATTGCTCAAGAATTTGTTACTCCTGATGTAGAGGAGGGATTATTTACTCAAACACTTAATGAAGGCGGTCCTGAAGCAGTTTCTGATTTGCCTGAAACTACTTTTGCTGAAGAGGAGGAAGAAGTTGTTGCCCCGCCGCCTCGTCTTGCGCCTCGTGAACCCATTGAGTCTTTTAAACTTACTCCAAATATTATGACCGAAATTGATGTATATTGGGGTTTTGGTAAAATTCCTGAAACTCGCTCTGTTGCTCCTCTAAGAACTTATCTTAGTAATATTAACAGAACAATAGGTACTGATTACGCAACCAATGTAAATAGAGAAGATCTTCTCAAAAATATAAGGACTGCATTAAGAGACTCCTATCGTAAAATACCTGAAACTGAAGTATAATAAATTATATATATATTGTATATGTCTGATTTTATTGAAGAAAACGTCCGTGAAGTTTACATTGATTTAGACAATGTCCCCGATAGTCTTATTTACAAAATACCTGAAGTCGATTTCACTTATAGTCCTGAAAAATTCGGTGTGAATGAACATATGCACATCGAATATTATGAAGCCCGTTTTGAGCGTGCATTCCCCGGTCTTTTACAACAATTCCCTTGCCTCTATTATATGGTCGAAGAAATGTTTGAAAAGGCCACTCAACTTACCCCTTTAGAAGAGATCGAAGCCAAAAAGCAGATTTCTTAAATTAATTATATAGACAAATTATATAATGAATAATGCCGGTAATAATCCAATCAAGCCTGTTAGTTTGTATGATTCTCTACGTGTCGGCTATATTGGCGATGAAAATAAACAAGGTAAAGAAATGGGAAAATATGGTTACCAGATAGACAAAGGCCTCTCTAATGAAAATCAACAAGTCTATTACAATCCCGAAACTAAGAAACTACTCTACAACGTCACCGGATCTCAATCTCTACAAGATTGGGTCAATTCCGATCTTAAACTCGCTCTTGGTATCCGCAAGAATGAGGGCAAGCCTATCATCGAGCGCGGTATTGAGGCCTTATTGCCCAACTCTTGGAAAAAGGGTTTTGATCGCAGTTATGAAAACGTATTTGGCGGATTCAAAGATACTGATCGCTATAAACAAGCCGACGAAACTCTCAAAAAGGCAAAAGCCAAATATGATGAATCCGAAACTGTTATCACCGGGCACAGTTTGGGCGGACGTATTGCACAAGACATCGCAAAGAAGTCGGATAAAGTGTATGCTCTCGATTCCGGTCAGACACTCGGTCAGAAAGTTAAGGGCGGCCCAAATCGTAATATTTATCGCACTGCCGGTGATATTGTTTCCGGTGCTTCCGCTTGGTCGCCTCACGTTCAAACGCTTACAAATCCTCATACTACAAAGATCCTTCCTGCTATTGGTATGGTAACCAAAGATCCTCGTGCTATTGCCGTTGCCGGCGCCATAGACGCCTATAACGCGCACTCGATTGAGAATATCAAGGGTTCTGATATTTTTGTATAATTAGAAAATAGGCATCCAATTCTCTTTCAACTGTTTTGCTTCTCCTTCATCCTTCGGGACGCCGACTATCGTAAATATATACATATTCTCAAGCGGACTGTTTGTAAATGTTGGCGATGGCGCTAATTCAATTGCATTAAATGTAAGACTTACTAAATCTTCCATTTTATAGAAAGTAGTCAAATAAGAACATTGATGTCCTCCAACATAAGGTGCGCCATTACCAACAAGTATAGCACCCAGTGTCGCCACTTGTGTTTGTCCAGTTGTTGTAATATATGCCGTCTGATTTATAAAATCCAATCCTTCCATTTGTAAAATGAAACAACCATTATTCGCATTTGATGATCCGTTAGTGCTTACTGTAGTAGTCAGAAAAATATTAAACTTCTTATATTTATCCCATATTGAACGACACACTGAACGCAAATCAATATTGTTAATTGTAAATTGTGTATATGCCGAATTACGAACACCCAAATTGGTCTGTGTTGTTGTAAGAAAGAATGGATTGATACAAAGTGTTGCCTTTTCCACCTTATAGATAGGTTTAATGTAAAAAGTTATTACTGCACGATAATTGGTAAGTGATACTCCATTGTAGTTTCCATTGTTATCATAATTACGGAATGTTATTGTTAGATTTACATTATCTTTATCCTTCTTGAATTGGATTGGCGCAAATGGGACTTGATTTGCTACTTGATGACCAGATCCTGCGGTAGCGTGAACTATACCACCTATTATTGGACTTTCGGCATTGAGTTGTAAGCGTTCAGTTGATGATCCACTCTGAGTTCCATTATTTACAAAATTGAGACCATTCATTTGAAAAAGCATTGTTCTCGCATTACCTGATAATGTCCCAATACCAAGAGAAACATACGACGACATCATTATTTCAAAATCGTCGTGTTTATCCCAAAAATCACGACATAAATCTCGCATATCAAATGACGCATAATTATATTCTGTAAATGATGATGTAATTGTTCTCCCCACCTGACTTGTTATTGTTTGAAGCGTATTAAATCCAAATATAGCACACTCATTCATCTCTCTCTCTATGACTGGTTCAATTACAAAATGAAACGCCGCATCATTATAAATGTTTCCTGCTGGAAATACTCCAAAGTTTTGAATGCCTGCTGTATTTGATTCTGTCATAGCAAACTCTAAATCAACAAATCGTTGTCCTTTACGAAAGTTAAAACTCTGTCCTGTATTTGTTATCAACACATTTTGATTAGGCGTTGATGATGATGAAGCGCTAAATACAATTGGGGCATATTTTTTACTATTAAGTGCCGTATCATATTTTATATTAGTCCAATCAAGCCCTGCTAAGTTATATGTAACAACACCATAGGTTGAACCACTAACGATTGTTATAGTTCCATTTGTGACAAGATTTACTGGTTTCAAAGCAAAAATATCATATTTATCCCACATCTCTCCCAATACATTTTTCAAGTCGATATTTGAAAATGTGAATTGTGTCTTCTGCGCATTAATCGTGCATGGATTCACAGTTGAACTCGTTGATAATATTAATGATCCACTTTCTGATAGCATTTATATTATCATTATATTTTATTCCTTAACTCCAACAACGATAAAACTCAATGTAAAATGGTTCATTTGAGCATTCAATACAGTTGAATTGTTATTTATAGACCATAACTGAAATGTTAAATCTACAGATTCCGATTCAGGTTTTCTAAATGTAGTTGCCCCAATTGGATTCGCAAATGATTCGGCATCTGCGGTGCTTGCGCTTACTGGATTAAAAATAGGTGTTGTAGCATAATCTCGCACCAAATTATTACTATTAAGCACCGACAATGTGTTTATAAATTGCAATCCACTTATTTGAAACCATTGTAGTCTTTGATTACCTGAAAGTGATGTTGCTACACTTCCTGTCCCATAGCTTAAGCATATTAAATTGAACTTGTTATATTTATCCCACAATGTCCCTATTATGCGTCGCATATTCACATTTGTAAATGTAAAAGTAGTCATTGTTGCGTTCATCGTGCCAAAAGCATTTGTTGCTCCTGCTGATAAAATGCGGGTTGATAATGTAAAGTTTGCCTGTTCATTTTGATAAAGTAAGTTCCACGGATTTTTGTATATTACATCTTTTTTGATTGGCGCAAATGTTAAAAAAACTGGAAAGTTTCCAATATTTGTAGTTACTCCACTTTCTGCTATTACCGAAAATGTGAGTGATATTTTATTACTATCAGGTTTTATCATTATGAACTCTCGTGTTTGTGTTTGTTTTCCTATATTACCAAGTGTTGCCGAAGCACTAGAACCTTGCGCTGCTATTGCTACATTTGTTGATGCGGTCTTTCCTTGATAGGAGGCATTAATAAGATTTAATCCACTAACAAAAATAGTATTCATTTCAGTTGCGCTGATTGTTCCAGCATATGTTATTAATACTTTAAATGTATCATATTTTGTATATAGGGTCTCTCCTAAACATTCTCTCAAATCTACAAAATAGGTACAGTTTCTAAATGTTGCATCTCTCACTCCAACGTTTGTTGTTGTTGTCGTTAATACTGAGGGATTCAACCATAATTTCGCTACTTCAACGTCCATCTTATTATAATAAACATAGATTTTATTATCATATTACAATGATGCTTTTAAAAGCATTTAATATCTAGCATAGCAGACACCATTCTCAAACACAAGCACCTGATCGTATGAAGCAAAAGCAGTCTGAAGGACTGTTACCGCACCAGCAGTGTAATAGTTGACTATAGCAAAGATATCACTTGTGTTGGTGTTAGTTCCCGCAAAGATAGAGGCCTTATCAGCATTCTGATAAACTTCCATATCAATACCAATCAAGAAAGCACCCGAATCCTCAGTTGATGCCTCTACCAAACCAGCAATAGTGTTGGGGGCATTGAGAACAAAGGCAGTATTATCAATAGAAGGTTGTAAATTCATATCCGCAAGAGATCCAAAGCATTTAACAGCCTCGTTGTAGATTTCAGGGAATGAAGTAGGGGCAGTTGATGGAAGAACCTCAGATCCAACTCTGAACTGGTATCCAATAGAGTTAGCACTTCCAACACCAAAAGCACAGTGAGACGAAGGATATTGAGCAGCCAAACCAGCAGTAGATCTAGTAGCAACCAAGATATTCTTAAGAGATGAGAACTTGGCGGGGATGGGGAAAGACACCTGTGTCTGAGTAGTAGCAGGAATGCTTGCAGAGTTGGTGTAAGATCTCCAAGAAGGAAGGACAACCTGCATAGGACTAGAAGATCCCGATTTAATAGCAGCGACTGCGGTATCGGGCAGCTCCAAGAATTCACCAGAGTAGTTCACACCAGTGAGGGTAAAGTTAAGACCAGTTCCACCTTCAACCATCATAGCACGAATGAGGGAAGACTGTAAAACAATCTCAACACGGAGAGGGGCAGCAGTCATCTCCCACAAAGGAAGATACTTATCACCCGACAAAGCACCAACAAGAGAAATCAAGTTGATAGCAAAAGGGAATGAGGTTGTAGTAGCACCAAGAGCACCAAGAGCACGACCTCTGTTAACAGATCGGGTGTTTAATAAAGCAGCAGCGGCAACACCAACACCGGAATACTCCTCGTTGGTTCCGGTAGTAATAGCAAAGCGGCCCTTGACTGCATCCTCAGGCGCCTGGTAATCATACATAATCTTAGCAAGCTGACCATAGTTATCAATATCCTCAAGGAGGTTAGAGCCGTGAAAAACACGGACTCTCTGGATAAACTGGTGCCATCCGCAAGACTCTAAACAAGCAGAAGTAGCAGCACCGGTAAGAATGACGTTTACACTTCCTCTTAAATAGGACTCAGAGGGGATAAGAGCAGTGTTGTTTCTGGTAGGGACGTTAATTGTGATAGTATCACCGGGGTTATAAGCACCCGTTCCACCCTGGGGCTGGATCTGGGTTAAATATCTACGGGCGGGGGCGGACTCAACTTTGGATTGGTATTTGAGATTGGTCGGGATCATCTTTTATATATTGTGTAAAGATATAATTTTCCCACGCAAAAACATTTAAAACGTCTAAATGTTTTATCCTTTATCTTTTCAAGACCCGTCTTTCCAATCCACCCGAAACTTTTCTTTGAAGAGCCTCCTCAACCATTTTTGCAACTGGTCGATCCAACAAAGGCATCTTAGATCCTATTCTCATTTTCCCGAGGGGCATCTTATGTCCCATCATCGCTTTTCCTAGAGGTTGTCTATATCCGATCATTTTATATGTTATAATGATATTTTATTCCGTGAATCTCACACAATCCAATTGAAGCGTCATCTGATAATTTACTCCATTCATATCAACCAACAGTCCATTGTTATCTATAATTCTAATCTGGATCTGATCCAATTTATTCACATACAAATTTGTTCTGTAATTATTCGGATTCTGATATGTAATTATGCTAAATGGCGCTACATACACCGGTATCGTCGCCAATATATTCGAATTATACGGTTGTGCTACATTCACATTATATGTCGGAAAATTCACCTCTATATTCAGGGCACGAATTTGATTCAAATTCACACAATCACGCCCATATAGGATGTTTGCCGTGCTCGTCGTATTGGTCGTTTTTGAAAATCCTAAAACGTGATTTATTGTCGAAGCATATATTATAAAGTTCGAACTGCTATGTGTAATCAAAATTTTACTTGTTATAACGCTGTAACTTACATTATAAGAGCTACCCATTGCTGTCTGGATAACATCTATAAGCTGGGTTATATTGTAATTTCCGGGCTGTACATAATATGTGTTTATAGGCCCACTCACCAACCCCCAACTGAAGGTGTTATCAACACTAGTGATACTATAGAAACTGTAGGGAATGCTAGCATTCTGTAAACTCAAATAAATGTGATGCCCATCCGGTATTTCAATCACCGGCAAATAATATACACTATTTGCTATATTTCCTCCTACATTTTCATTAGCATATCTACTATTCAAATATATCTGTATGCTCTCATTCTGCATCTTTTACAATATAGTGAGATTTCTTATTTCTTCTCTACGATCGCTAAAGGATTACCATTTTTATAAAATTTGTCTTCAAACAGGTCTATGTCCATATGATTATAAGGCGCATCAAATACATATTCATACAACTCCTTCATATCATCTTCTTTCATCTTTATAATCTCTTTCGTTATCGTCTGCAATTCCTCCTTGTTGCGCACTCCATTAAAGATCGACGCCCACGTCAATTGCTTCCTCAATATCTTCGGGAAATACAAATACGACTGCACCGTAAATATAAATGAGCAATTCAAATGTCGCGCCTTGATCAGCATCTGATTCAATTCACGCAATATCGCCTTATCTTTCATCGCATTCGCCCAATCATCAAATATCACCAACGTATACTCATTCTCCTCATCATCCTCACGATCCTCTTTCATTTTCATTAACTCTTCTTTTAAATCTATCAAGCTCTCGGGCGTCAATTCGTGAAACACCTTATCGTGATCTTTAAATGGGTGATTAGCAACCGACAGAAACGACGCACTCGGGCAAAAATAATATATGTGATGAAACTTCTTCTTATACACCGTCTTCATCTGATTCAACAAAAAACTCGACTTACCCGATCCTCCCGATCCTATGTAGAGAGAAATTCCTCCATTTCTGCGCGAAACACCCTCTACAATATCGGGGACATATGTATCCATTGTCTCCTTTATTGGCTTGGTGCGGGGTATCTTCTTATTCTCCGATTCTGTAATTACAAGCGGCATTTTATATAATACACATATAGTTTAATTTAGCATTTCTTTTCTTTTGTTATATTATAAAACGATGAGTGATACTGAGCAAACTGAAAATGCAGCGAATGATAATGTCCTGACTAAACAAAAGAAGCCAAGATCCCCCGCACAAATCGCCGCTTTTGAAAAAGCACGTGCTGCGCAAAAAGATAAAAGGGATCAGCTCAATAAGGCTGCCGGCGTAGTTGATCCTGATATTGACCGCAAAAAAATCATCCTCAAGGCCGTCAAGGAAAAACTCAATGGTGAGCCCGCTAAACAGCCTGAGGAAACCGAAGAAGAATCCGATGATGATCCCTCTCCTCCCCCTCCTCCCAAAAAAGTTGTTAAAAAGGCGGCTCCGCCGCCTACACCCGTCAAGGCCAAAAAAGAACCAAAAGTCGTATATCAAGAAGAAAGCGAAGAGAGCGAGGAAGAAGTCGTCATTGTTAAAAAGAAAAAGAAACCTAAGAAGAAGACCATCATTTATGAAGAGAGCAGCGACGAGGAAGAAGAGGCTCCGCCTCCCAAGAAAACCCGTGAGACCAAAACACAACAGAATTCCAAATCGGTCTTTTCTATTAAACCCTCTATTGCACAACCTCCAAAACCACTTTATTATTTCGCAGAATAAACATACACTATAAACAATCCTAATATGGTTACTCCTACTGCCGCCCCTAATAATTGTAGAGGCACTATTAGATTTTCAACGGGACACGCATCTAGCACCTTTTGATAGTATTTCATATCAACGTTTTTAGGTTCTCTGCATTCAACAGGCGTTATCTTTTCTAAATCGTCCATTATATTATATCACTATATTTTATAATGCCTTATAAAGTCGCACGCATTGGAACTCGTTGGTTCGTCATTGATGACCGCACTGGTAAGCGCTTTTCAAAAAAGGGATTCACAACCGCAGCAGAAGCACAGCGACAACGCATCGCAATCGCATTGAGTGAATCTAAGAAGAGCGGCACTCCAATCTCCTACTATTTTGAATCTGATACTTTTTAATTGGTAGGGTTCGCTACAGAGGGGCGGGAAGCCCCGTTTAATTAAGGTGAAGCCGCCTCACTACAACGTCCTATGAGGAGTGTTTGGATGTGTTTTCCTAACCGGGCAGGATTCTGGCTTTTTAAGCCTCTTTAGCCATTTTCTTGCCCTTTTTTTACAAAGTATTTCTTAATTTTTTATTTCCTATAGGATTTTTACGTTTTTAGGGGCAAGAAATTGGCTATTATGGCTATAATTGG